TTACGTTTGCAATCCACATGGGATCACAAATACCTTTGATGTCGTAAGCGCGGACGATTTTTTCAACGGCCGTCCGAAGCTTCGCCGGGACATGCTTGTCGCCTATTGCAAAAGCTTCGTCAAAAAATGCCTTGTCTTGAATCATTTTCATTCTCCTTTGGCCGCGTATCCGCCCACGGCCGGGCGAGAAAAGTTATTTACAGTTGAGGGCAACGGCTTCGCCGCCTATGTCAATGCCGTTCGCAGGCGGATCGGTGTCTATCGATACCGCCATTCCGCAGTCTTTACAAATCGAATTGCCTATTTTTCTGTGAGCATATTCGATAGTCGCGGAACTGAAATGGTTCATGTGATGACCGCGCCATTCACAGCCTTCTAATGCTTCTTTTTTCAACCTGTCATACTTTCTCATCGTTATTCCCCCTTCAGTATGTCGGCGCACTCCAGAAGCACAACCAGCTTGCGCGCCCACGATTCGGCCTCGCGGTCCTTGCCGCACGCTTTGTATGCGATTGCTTTTGCCAATGCCCTGCTTACCTCTGATCTGTCTATGCTCACTGTCTTTCCCCCTTTGTGGTTTTGATTTGTTGCGTTCATACCCTTCTATCATGCATGTTCCATGCCGTGAGTACATGGCAATGTAGCAGGACATGGATAATGAGCAATGACGCGGCAATCCAGCAATCCGCCGTCTCTATGCACTAACCGTGCCATTCACCCCAAAATCGGAATAATCCGACTGCATAATATTATGGATTTGAAAACATGAGTAGAATCGTGTAGTTGTAAGCCAAAAAAAGTTGACAGGCGAAAATCGGAGGAATCCGACAGACGGAGAAAACCGACTGCCTATTGACAAAGGGGCGGGAAAGGCGCTAATAATAGTACAGGTACTCAGAGACAGAGATGGATACGCGCCAGCAAAAACGCATTGCAGCGGGGTACGAACCTAAGCTATACCGGCCGGAGTATCCGCGGCAATTAATGGAGTATTTTTCCCAGCGCACTCTTCCGTACGATGTCGAGACCGTGCTGACGACGGGCAAATCGTGGACGCGCGAGGAGCGACGACGCATACCCGCAATGATGCCCACAATAGCGGGGTTTTGCGCGCAAATCGGGATACATAGGCAGCGATTGTACGAGTGGGCAGAGAGTATCCCTGAACTTGCGGACGCTCTTGCCCGCGCCAAGGAGTGGATGGAGCATTTACTAAGTAATGGTGCGCTTATGGGCATTTATGATCCCAAGTTCGCTGGCCTGGCTGCTATCAATTGGTTAGGCTGGCGATCCGGGTCTGTGGAGGTCTCCGGCGAGTTAACTGTGCAACAACTCAAGGACCCAGGCGAGCTTCAACTCCTCCGGGAGATCGCTCAAGATTATGCCCAGAGGCGCATCCAAGGCAAAACTATTGAGATCCCGTCATCTACTGCTGAGCGTAATGTTCCCGATTCCGCACAAGTTAAGCAACGACGCCACAATACAGCCAGGTAAGAGTTCACTTAATGCTGCTTATCAGTACTCGACATTATTGTCGAGGATAAGAATGCTTTTCGGCCCCGGCTGATACCCCCCCGCCACCACCCCCGGCCGCGAATTTCGGAACTCCCCCTCTCCAAACCTAACCCCTAGTGCGTTTTCTTTCTCCCCCAAAAGGCCGCCTTATAAAAATCCTACTTGACAATCCCCGGTCCTTGTGATTGAATATCTTGTTATGCTATCCATTGCATTGTAGTTTCAGGTTTGGGGAACACGCCCCCAAAAAAGCCCGTCTTTCCTTACCTTGAAAATGTGCCCTAGTGTATTACCTTATGGGGCCTACCAGTCACCGGTGCCTGTCAGTCACTACCCCCAGGTAAGTTATGAACATCATTAAGATAAAGAGGCGAAAAGGCGTTGAGGAGGAATTTGAGGTCCGCGACCTGCGAGAGAAGTTCTATCAGGTGGATGACGCCTATTTGAATGGCTGGGCGAAGAAGTGCGGCATCTATGCCACTGGAGTTTACAACGTGCTTTGTCGGCACGTCGCCCGCGATCAATCCTGTTTCCCCTCTATTGCACTCATGGCCGACAAGTTGCACATTTCGCCCCGCCAGGTGAAGAGAGCAATAAAGGTGTTGGAAATCTATAACATCGTCATTGTGGAGCGCGTCAGGGGTGGTAAGAGTAAATACTGGCTCACAAACAAAAGCCAATGGACCGACAAAATGCATCTGACATGGTGCGGCGCCGGTAGTTCTCGGATGCCCACAAAGAGAGAAATGCGAATATTCAGGGAGAAGAATGAGTAAGGGCGCAGGCGAGGGCAGTAGATCAGATAGAAGATTTAGCCCCTGGAAGACCGAGGTCCACCGTTTCACCCTCGACGGCCTATTGATAACCCTTCACGACACTGGCCAGATTTACGCGACGCGGCCTCCGACTCACGAGCTTGCTTTCTACCACGAGGCCGGCTGCCATTTCCAATGCGTTGAATTGGCTGGGCTTAGATGAGCGACGAGCCTTTTTACGAATCACCCGACGATGACGAAGGTAGGCATATCCCGATAGGAATGCCGCCCGATGGACCTCCGGAGGACTGATCCCATGAACTTTTCCGCCCTTCAATTAGAAGCCCGGCAAATGCCCCGAGCTGATAAGCACCGTAATCCTAGTTGTCTCGATTGCTTTCATATGAAGTGTTTCCCCGGATGGTGGGAAAAAGCTTGTGCAAAAGCCCACTGTGAACAGGGTTTGCTCGAAGGACAGGATGTTATTCGCCGGCCCTTCAAGGCCTATGAGAACCTTAAATTGCGGATGGCCGCTTCAGTTTGTGCCGACTTTGACGACATGAGGACAGAGGCGTGACCCTCGACCCCTCGAAGATTACCCTTGACCAGCTTGCCGCCGTCGATGCGTGGGTGTGGGCGGATTACAACAAGATCAAGCTGGCGTCCGGGGAGTTTCGCATCGAGGGGCACGAATACCAGGCCGGGATAATGCAGAGTACGGCCCAGAAGAGGGTGTGCCGGAAAGCGGCTCAAATGACTTTCAGCGAATCGGAAGTCCTCCGGACCCTCCACGGCATGATCTACGGCTTCTATCCCAAGGGCGTCCTCTATCTTTTTCCTACTGACGACGATGTGGGCGAGTTCTCCAAGGCCCGCTTTGCGCCGCTGATCGAGTACAACCCCGGCTGCATTGGGCGTTACGTGCGCTCTACCGACTCTACAAATCTGAAGAGGGTAGGGAGATCATGGCTCTATCTTCACGGCGCCAGAATCAACCAGAGGGTGCAGGGCAAGAAGGACTCCTCGAAGCTCCGCACGCGGTCTGTCGATAAGGTTGTCTTTGACGAGCGTGACCTGATGGACCAAGCTGCCGTCGATATGGCCCTTGAACGGTTCAGCCACTCAGATGTGCAGGAAGAAGTGGACATCTCGACGCCGACTCTCCCCGACTACGGGGTAGACAAGAAGTACGAGGAACAATCCGACCAGCGGGTGTGGATGATTAAATGCCGGCATTGCGGCGGCGACACCTGTCTTGAGTTGGAGTTCCCCGACTGTCTTCAGGAGACTTCGGACGGCAGGGTCATCCGGGTCTGCCACAAGTGCCGCCGCGAGATTTTCTCGAAAGACGGCCGATGGATACCGCGACTCTCCGGCAGGGAAGTCGAGGGCTACTGGATCGGTCAACTCAACAGCGCTTACGTCTCCCCAAAGAAAATCCTCGATATGTTCCGCGACCCCGACACGAATCTCCAGGAGTTCTACAACTCGAAGATGGGCATGGCCTATGTAGCGGCCGAAAATAAGCTGACCCTTGCCGACGTGTACGCTTGCTGCGGGAAGGAACCCGTGAAGCTGAGCCACCAAGGGCCTTGCGCCATGGGCGTCGATGTAGGCAAGCTCTTGAATGTCGTCGTAGGTTGTAGGCCCGCCGAGAAGAAAACGCGCGTTCTTTGCATAGCCCGTGTCTCTTCGTTCAATGATGTTCACGATATCGCACAGAAATTCAACGTGAAGGTCGCTGTTGTGGATGTCGAGCCGGAACTTAGGGCCGCCCGCGCTTTTGCCGACGCCGAGCCTTACGGCGTGTGGCTCTGCGACTACAACGACAATCTTCTTACCGAACCGAAGTGGGACGACAAACAGAAACTTCTACAGGTTAATCGGACATCCGTCTGCGATTCTTCCCATAACCTTGTGAGGGGCGGCATGTTCGAGA